TTGTCACCCAGTCGTTTGGGTAAAGGAAAATCGGTTTGCAATGACTGTTCGAATTGTCAAGGTTGCAACCAACATGTTCGTGATCTCGCTGGAAAGAATCTTTGCTTGATGTGTGCTCATGCTAGAATATCACTCGTGGAACCGGTTAAACCCGAAATTCCCACGACCGATATCTCTGATGATTGGATCGCTGTTGTTGTGACTAGACCATTACCGAGTTGTGTGAATGGCGGTACTGAATTCTCAAAAGATGTTGCTGCTATTGCGCGACCCATTGAGAAACTCGTCGTTCCTACCCCCGTGACTGCTGTACAAGAAGTTGCTGCTAATGCGCGACCCAGATACAACAGACGAGGTGTTCGTTCGGGCAGAGTTAGACAGACTCGTAAGCTTGGTACATGTTATGCTGGTTTGGTCACAAGGAAAGAGAGAGAGGGCTTGGTTCAGAAACTAGGTAAGGCACCTCTAGTTGCGAATGTCGTTGATGCTATTGAAGGTCTGCCAATGACCACTTTGCCGAAAGCTCTAGTTGCGAGGCCTGGGTGTTATCATGTGACGCCTAGACCCGGCTGGAATATGAAGGCTCAATTAAAGTATCTTGATGAGGAAATTCCCACTGCCAGAATTGCTGGTGATCAATGGGAAGATCCGGAAATCGAAGAAGATGCTGAGTGGTATTGGCTGCACGTATTCAAGAAACAGCTCGATGGCAATGAGTTCATTAGACAAGCCTCGCTCGACGATTTGGAAGTTCCTATTCCTGTCGAAGAGCCCGTTGTTGAGGAGCCTGAACAGAAGATTGTTATGGTTGAAGAACCCAAAAAAGTCGGTGGTGCTGGTGATTGTTGGAAGAAGCTGCCTGGAATGCCGTCAATGTGGTATAACAAGAAGGGCGTGATCGAACATCATGGGTCTCGTTGGGAGATGACATTGAAGGAGTTGTTGAGCATCCGCTCCAAATCCTTTGTGTCTATGACGATGCCAAGAACCATGAATGCCCTGTTCGTTAAGTGGAATTACCAAGAAGATGGAGACATTCACGTTGAGGACGTAGTATCTAGTCGAAGACCTGGTTATGATCCTGAGCATGTTTTCTGGACGAAGATGAAGGCGGAGTCGCAAGTCAAGTTGGTTGGAAAGCCAGACACTGCTCCCGCTGATTCTGCCATGAGGGCGTTGAACAACCCCACGGTACAGATGAACTTGCAAAATGCTGTGAGCGCGAAGGTGACTGATGCGTTGGGTCGAGTGAACAAGATTTGCCCATGGGCAATCCCGGCCTCCAACCAACACCATGCGTCTGAGTTGAAGATTCCTTGGTCTGAGACAAATGCTGATACCCATGATCATCCAATCCACGCCGCTATTCGACGGATCCAATGCTATGAGGAGCTGCCGAAGCATGTGAAGTCGGACTACACAACTGTTTCCATGGGACAAGCCAACTGGGGGATGCTGGAGACTGGATTGCGAAGTTTGGGTCGAGAGTTCAAGGCTACGCATGTAAATCCCATCATTGATATGAAAGACCATTCGAGATTTGCCGGTACGAGTTCTGTTCCTGAGAGCGTTTTCCGTTTACCTGAGATCACCACGCCTACGGTTA